TGAGATCGAGGAGGGGATCTACAGAGGCAAGTTTGAGAAGCTTGAGGTCGGAACCACCAAAGACGGAAGACCGATGCTCCGGGCCATGTTCCGGATCACCGAAGGGCAGCACAAGAAGCAGTGCCTGTTCATGAACAGAGTGCTCTACGGTACCAAGAACGATGCTAACATGATCGCCAGCGCAGAGGGATGGCTTGAGAGCCTGGAGCCTTCTGAGGATGTGGGTGATGTGATCTTCCGGGGATACAGTGAGTTTGCTGATCTTGTGATGGACATCGCTGAGGACATTTCAGAGCTTGAGTATGATGTCAACTATGATCCGGATGCTTTCAATTCGATCACGATTGAAGAGGTATATGAGGAATGAAGCTGAAGAACGATAAGGAGAGACAGGCCTTCCTGGATGCACGTACAAAAGCTACAGGATGGTATCTGTGGAAAGAGGATTCTGATCTGCAGCGTGAGTGGTGGAGATTCGATCTTCCGGATGCTGCCATCATCGTGGAGGAGCAGGAGATCACATATTCGTATCCGGAGGCTCACATAGATAAATCCATCCTGCACTGGTACATCATTACGGACTGGCACGGTCTTTTTGCAGATCAGGTAGCATCAAGAACACAGGCGCTGCAGCGGATCAAGAAGAGTGATTTCTTCAAGTGAAGCGGAAAAAATACATCTGGATCCGTATAAGCGGAGATGTATATGAACTGCCCGAAGTCTTAGCTGACAGCGCTGAAGAGCTTGCAGCCAAGACAGGATCATCCCCAGGGACCATCAAGACTGAATACTGCAAGTGGTCAAAGGGAAAGATCAAGAAATGCAGGTGGAGAAGGGTGGAACTGGAGGAGTGAAATGCTGACCTTCTATGACTTTGAAGTATTCAAACATAACTGGATGGTGGTGCTGATCGATCCGGAGCATCTCGATAAACCCATTGAGGTCGTAGATGATCCGAAGAAGCTGGAGTCCTATTATGAGTCCCATATGACTGACATCTGGGTAGGATTCAATTCCCGGCATTATGATCAGTACATTCTCAAGGGTATCCTCACAGGCTGCAACCCCTGGGATATCAATGAGCACATCATCACTAAGCATCAGCCTGGATGGTCATTCAGCTCACTCCTCCGGAAAATCTTCCTGATCAATTATGATGTGATGCCACTGAACAGCAGCCTCAAGCAGCTGGAAGGTATGCAGGGACATAACATCTATGAGTCCGGAGTGGACTTCAGGATCGACAGGCCACTCACTCCGGAGGAGATCCGGGAGACTCTGCAGTACTGCACAAACGATGTCCGAGAGACCATGAATGTGTTTGCTGCCAATATTTCTGATTTTAACGCACTTCTGTGGCTTGTCAAAGAGTTTCATTTTCCGCTCAGTTACATGAGCAAAACCAAGGCTCAGATCAGTGCCGAGATCCTGGAATGTGAACCTGTTAACAGATCTGATGAGTGGGATATATACCCACTGCCCTGCATCAGTCTCAAAGATACACCAAGAAAACTAATTACTAAGCGCAAAAGTAAGAAGGATGAGCAGGTTTCAGATAAAGATAAAAAAATCGAGACTGTAACAGGCAGACCAGATCAGTGGTTTGTGACGGAAAGATTCCAGGATTATAGGTACTATTTTGAGACAACTGTTTCCGGGGTCCCTCACCAATTCGGATGGGGAGGGATCCATGGAGCCAGGAAGCAGTATCACTATCGATGCGATGCGGATCACCTGATGCTCCATGTGGATGTGGCATCCTACTATCCGAGGCTCATGATATTCCACAATCTTCTCACTCGGAATGCCCGGAGGCCTGAGCGCTTCCCTGAGATCTATCATCAGAGGCTGAAGCTGAAGCACGAAGGCAAGAAGAAGGAGCAGGCTCCGCTGAAGATCGTCATCAATGGAACATTTGGGATCTGCAAAGATCCTCAGAACAAGGCCTATGATCCCAGGAACGCAAATCTGATCTGTGTAAATGGACAGCTGATGCTTCTGGATCTGATCGAGCATCTGGAAGCTGTTCCCAGCTTTGAGCTGATCCAGAGCAACACGGACGGTCTGATCATCAAGATACACATTGATGATTTCAACATGGTCGATGATGTCTGCTGGGAGTGGGAATCACGCTGCAACATGGAGCTTGAATTCGACTACATCCGGGAGATTTGGCAGAAGGATGTAAACAACTATGTTTTCACCCAGTATGACGGAAAAGTCGAGCGGAAGGGCGCTTATGTAAAAGAGCTGAACCCGATGGACAATGATCTCCCCATCATCAATAAGGCCCTTGTGGATTATATGCTGCAGGGAGTCCCTGTAGAGCAGACCATAGGCAGCTGTGAGGAGCTGATCCAATTCCAGAAGATCTGCAAACTGTCCGCTAAGTACGATTATGTGACGCATAACGGACAGAAGTATACCAATAAATGTTACAGGGTCTTTGCCAGTACCAGGGAGAAGGATGGACCTGTTAAGAAGGTAAAGGAGTCATCAGGCCGGGAAGACAAATTTGGGAACACTTCCCTACACAGCTTCCTGGATGGATCCGACATCACCGGAGCAGCTGTTCCGGCATATCTGGACAGGCAATGGTACATAGACTTGGCACATAAGAGGCTGACTCAGTATGGAGTGTAAATATGAAAGATAAGAAAGAATTTTATTTCGTTATTGTAACAGCGCTGATCATGCTTTTGATCACTATATGTATCTGGGGAGGTGATCCTGCTTATGCATATGCCCAGGAGGATGAGATCGACAGCAATGATCTCTACATCCTCAGCCACATCATTAACGCTGAGGCCGGGGACGACAACTGCAGCCATGAGCTCCGGATCGCAGTCGGATCCGTGGTCCTCAACCGGGTAGCAGATCCTGAATTCCCGGATACTGTCCATGATGTGGTTTTTCAGACTGAGCCATCAGTCCAGTACAGTCCCACAGTTAATGGTGAGTATGAGAAGCTGCCATCTGAGGATTCCATAGAGACTGCAAAGTTTTTACTGGAGAACGGATCCCAGATTCCTGAGAACTGTGTGTATCAGGCTAACTTTGAACAGGGATCCGGAACGTGGAAACCGTATGAGACCATCTACGGCATCACATACATCTGCTACAAGTGAGGAATCATATGGAAAGACACAACTGCCCAAATTGCGGAGCACCTATCGAGTCTACTCAATGTCCATATTGTGGAACAGTTTTCTATGATTTCACAGTCTTAGATTCAGATAAGCCGAGCTATATAAGGATGAACTGGCATGGAAATCAAATAGTATTTAGGGCAATCATGAAATCTGCTGAGATTGAGGTCCGGGATGATCCTATTCCATATTATGCGGATAACGAAATGGTAATGATACAGACACATACAGAAGTCACTGCCAGCGTAGAATTTATGATCCTTGAGGATGATGACGGTATTCTTTTGAAGAGGAAGGAGCTGAACGATGGTCAATATTAACGATAAATACAAACTGGATGAGAAGGATCAGAAGATCCTGCATATGCTCAGCGATGATTCAAGGCTCTTGTGGAAGGAGATAGGTGGGAACCTGGGGATCAGCGCAAACGCTGCCCGGAGAAGGGTCCTCAACCTTATAGACAGTGGCATCATTAAAAGATTCACCATTGAAATCGACTATGACCTTATAGAGGAGGGATGATCATGGCTCTTGCGGTAATTCTCATTATGGCGGTAGTAGCACTGATGGACCTTCTCCTGATCATTGGCGCTGCCAAGCTTGAAGGGGATGATGTCCCTTGTAACAGCTGCATCTATAACGATGGAAGAGAGTGGGATGATGAGCCATGTGCTTACTGCTCTGATGAAAATCCCAAATATGAGAGGAGAAGGACGGAAGACAGCGAATGACTATTATACATGAAGAACAAGATCAGCGATGCGATACTTGCAAACATGAGAAGGAACCTTGGGTCAATGGATGCTCGGACTGCTTCGATTATGAGCTCTGGGAGCCGAAAGATGAAGAAGAGAGGAGTGATGAGCGTGAGCCTGTATAACATGATGTACGGATTTAATCCGTCCTGTGTATTTTTGCTTCCGATGCTCGGAAGAAAACCTGATGAGTATCCGAGATTTAGAGACTGCTTCCTGGAAGATGGGAAGATCGCAATCTATACCAGAGTAGGAGGGAATAACCGTAATTGTGGGTACGGAGAGGAGGAGCTCTATGAGGATCCGAATTACGTATCCACATACGATGATGAGTTTGACCCCCACCTATGCAACATACCTGTTCAATGTGCCAGAGAAGTGGAAAGCTGATTTTGACTTGATCGTATCCGAAAAGCTCCCGGAAGTATCCGATGAATATTATCAACTGGTATGCAGTTTCTATCCCAGGCTGGCAGAAAAGGGAGTAATTGACTCATGGCTCAGACCTGACAAGGTACAGCAGACCACAGGAGGTACTAAATGACGAACGAAGAAGCAATTAAGACACTTGAGGCAAACTATCCTGATGCTTGTTTTGAACAGTTAAGAGAAGCAGTGGATGCGGCGATCGATGCCTTGAAGAAACAGATTCCGGTAAAACCTGTTAAGTCCAAGGAAGAGCGGTATGGCATGGGATATGAGTACCATGACTGGATTTGTCCGAGTTGTGGGAGATTTTTAGCACCGGAACCCACACAGACTGGAAATCATCATTGCAAGTGCGGTCAGGCGATTGATTGGAATAGGTGACATAAATGGATTTTCCGAAAGATTATTTTGATTTGGTCCTTCCGGAACCGGAAGAGCTTTTAAAGAAGAGCGATGTAATCAATAACCTTACTGAATTCGCTTTCAAGATGCAGAAGGAATTCGGAAAAGGGATCAGTATCAACCAGTGCAGGGCAGCGATATATGGAGCGTTTGATGCTCTGCCTCCAGCTGTGCCACAGCCTGAGTTGTATGGATTTACTCTGGAATACCTCATTCTATTTGCACTTACCTGCAGAAAAGCTGGTATTGAAAATCGAGACCTTAAAAACTTCGTGATGAACACCAAGCTGATTTATGAAGTGGTAAGGAAAGACTATGAAGCGCAGATGAAAGAGGCCATTGCAAAGATTTTCAAAAAGGATAGATAAATGACAACAAAAATAACAGTATGCATCACTTTCCATCTTCCGGAGGAAAGACAGGTAGCTGAGGAATTTGAGCAAAAGCACAAACAGTACAAATGGCTCAAAGGACAGTCAGATGATGAGATCTGCTTCAAGTATGAACAGTCTCAGGTGATTGGAGGTGATTCAACGTGATCATGTATTTCAAATCCGGATCCGCAAAGATGACGATAGATCCGGATAAGTTTTTTCCGAAGTCTATGGCTGAGATGAAGAAATTCATGAAGATCTTAATGGCTGCAGACTTCCCGGAATGTGATGAGTATGTGGAGCAGGTGAAGGGATACCTCAAGAACCGCCTTAGAACACTGTCAGCAAAGCGCAGCTTCTATAACAATCTTTACATGAAGGCTAAAGACTGTGATGAGATCGATGAGTACTACATCGAGCTGCAGACCATAGCGGTCCGGAAGACGGTGGATCATATCGCCAAGTTACAGGAGAAGGTCAGGAAGAACCTGGAATATGTGGAATCATTATGAAGGATGAACTTTTTAAGGGATACGTACCTACACAAAACAAGAAGTGTACCATGAGATTCAAGAATGCTTCTCCGGATGATCTTCTAAGCTTTGAACAGGTGCAGAACAGGTCCGAGTATGCCGGGATCCTGGCAGAGGACATTATCTTGATCGACATAGATGATTCTGAACAGTCCGAGATCCTCCTGAGTATAGTGGATGATCTCGGACTGGCCTGCAGAGTCTATGAGACATCAAGGGGAATGCATTTCTTCTTCCGGAATGTTTCTGATTCCGGGGACTATTATGTAGAGAGCTGCAGGACAGGAGCTTCCCTGGCCTGTGGCCTTGAGGCAGATATCAAGCTCGGATGTAAGAACAGCTATTCTGTTCTGAAGTACGATGGTATCCAGCGGAAGATCCTCTATGATAAGGATCCGGATGCGGAATATGATCAGCTGCCCAAATTCCTGATACCTGTGAGATCCAAACAGAGATTCATGACGATGGAAGCTGGATCCGGAAGGAATCAGAGTCTTTTTAATTACATCCTTACTCTCCAGGGCATGGATTTTTCTGTAGAAGAATGCCGGGAATGCATCCGGATCATCAATACCTATGTACTCCGGGAACCACTGGAAGAGCATGAGATAGAGACTATTCTCAGAGATGATGCCTTCAAAAAGCAGGTATTTTTCAAGGGCGGTACATTTCTGCATGATCACTTTGGCAATTATCTCAAAAACAGCGCCCATATCAAAAGAGTGGGACAGGAGCTGTGCGTCTATGACGATGGGATCTATGTAAGAGGATACAGACGCATAGAGCATGAGATGATCAAGCATATCCCGAATCTTACAAGATCCAAGAGGACAGAAGTCATTACGTGGCTCGAAGCATCACTTCTCGACAGTGTTCCCTTATCTGATGCGAGATACATCTGCTTCAAGAATGGAGTACTGGATGTGAAGACCGGGGAGCTCTCAGAGCATTCTCCGGACTATGTACTGCTGAATAAGATCCCTCATGATTATGATCCGGAGGCTTATTCAGAGGTCTGTGACAGGACACTGGACAAGATCAGCTGTCATGATCCGGAAGTCCGTGCTCTCCTGGAGGAAGTAGCCGGCTACACTATGTACAGAAGGAACGAGCTCCGCAAGGCCTTCATCCTGATCGGAGACAAGGCAAATGGAAAAAGTACATTTTTCGACATGGTGAATACCATGCTCGGATCAGCCAATACTACAGCACTGGACCTTAAAGAGCTCTCGGATCGTTTCAAGACAGCTGAGGCAGCAGGCAAGCTGGCAATCATTGGAGATGATATCGGGGATGAGTTTATCCCGAATCCATCCATCTTCAAGAAGCTGGTATCCGGAGACCGGATCAATGTGGAGCGCAAGGGCAAGGATCCATTTGATTTCGACAACTATTCTAAGCTGCTCTCCTCTGCCAATAACATCCCCAGGATAAAAGACAAGAGCGGAGCGGTCATAGACAGGCTGATCATTGTACCATTCCGGGCCACATTCTCCCCGGATGATCCCGATTTCGATCCGGATATCAAATACAAGCTTCGGAATGAGGAGAGCATTAAGTATCTGATCCGCATAGGAATCAATGCTCTGAGCAATGTCCTGGAGCGCAAGCGCTTCACTGTGTCCGAGTCCATGCAGAAGGAACTGAAGGAGTATGAGGTGAATAACAATCCGGTCCTTCTGTTCTTTGCTGAGGATCCGAAGATTACAGATGAGCCTACAAGTAAGGTGTACAGGAAATATTCCGAATTCTGCAGTCTGAATGGTTTTCAGCCTATCAGCAATATGGAATTCTCCAAGCAGGTCAGGAAACAGTATAAGGTGGACATCAAACAGCGGAAGATCCGGGGAGTCAATTACAGGGTATTTGTGAATAGGGAGGAGGACTCAAATGGATAAAGTAAGTTATGTGCTGCCTATGATGGTTACGATTCAGGCAGAGGATCCAAAAGAGGTTATGAGGCGGTTAAATATCGCACTTAGGGATTGTGTCAAAGATGCTTGTCTGGATTTAATGCTCCTCTGTGGTTCAAGCACAGAGGTGACATGGAATATCTATCAGAAGACAAGTCTGGAAGATGAGGAGGATAAATAATTGACTTACGATGAGAAGATCTCTGCTATAGCAGATCACTATGGATATGAGTCCCAGAGCAGGCAGCTGATCGAGGAGATGGCAGAGCTGACTTCAGCGATCAATCATTTCTGGAGGAAGGAGCTGCAGTGTGGGAAATTGAACCCTTCAGCTCTTAACATCGGGCCTGCTTATGATCATGTCCTGGAGGAGCTGGGTGATGTCGTGATCTGCGTAGATCAGCTCATATACCTTCTGAATGCGGAAGCGGAAGTCGGTAAGCATATGATGAAGAAGCTGAAGAGGCAGATGGAAAGGGCAGGTATTTCGGATGGGAGGACTTAATGCACCGTGCATGAACTGTGAGAAAAAAGGCTGTGGATCCTATCACAGTCAGTGTGAAAAATTTAAAAAGTTTCAGGAAGAACTGGAGAAGGCAAAGCAGCTGAAGAAGAAAAAGAACATTTTTCCCTCAAATTTCTTCAGAAATAGTGAAAAGGTAGCACTTAGGTAGCACAAAGGTAGCACTTAAATTAAAGAAGTGCTACCCTCTTAAACCCTTGTATTTACTGGGTTTTTCGGACATAGGTAGCAGGGTAGCACTTTATTTCATCTTCTTGTATCATGCGTGTAAAATTGAAAAAATTTTTTCGATTTTACACCCTATATATATAAGTAAATATATAAGTGTTACCGTTACCTTGAGGGTTTTAGAGGCCTCAAAGCCTTGATTTTACTAGGTTTTTTGAGGTAACAGATCTATTTTTCAGAACGTGCTACCTTCCGGGAGGTGACGATAAATTGAACACTGAAGAACTGATTAAGAAGACAGTGAAGGAAACAGTGCTGCAGCTGAAGATAGAAGGTCTTATGAAGGATCGGATACGGTCACCACAGGAAAAGACCGAGGATCTTCTGAAGCATTACACTGCATTCACTACATCTGAGGAGCCTGTAGCAGGACAGATGATCCAGAGGATCGAGATGGCACTGAGCCTGATCCGGGAGGATCCTTACTATGATGTGATCATCATGTACTACATCAAGGGTATGAGCCGGGAAGAGATCGCTGATCAGATCTGTGCATCCGTCACGACAGTGAGCAGGAACAAGCACAGGCTGATCAAGGACATCAGTGCAGTGCTGTTTGCCGATGATTACATCAGACAGCTGTATATGCACAGTGATGAACTGTGATGCACAATCGTGCTCTGTGACCATTTACGTGTCAGGTTTATGATGATGTGAGTAGAAAGTTATCTTGCATGGAGGTGGTCATATGGGCAAGGCGTGGTGGAAAGCAGCTGGAGTAAGAGCGATCAAGACTGTGGCACAGTGTGCGGTAGCTACGATTGGAACCGCTGCACTGATCTCGGAAGTAAACTGGATGGCTGTATTGAGTGCATCCGCACTGGCAGGAGTGCTGAGCCTGCTTACCAGCGTGGCAGGACTTCCGGAGGTAGACAATAAGTAAAGGGTGATTGAATGGCAAGGCCAGATAAGTTTGTGACCAATGTGGAGCCATATCTCGATGATATCCGGAAGATGTGTCTCACAATGACTGAGGCTCAGATAGCTGAGACACTCGGTGTAAGCATATCAGCATGGAAGAGATATAAGAACCGTAGTGAACGATTAAGGTCCGCTCTTAAAAAGGGAAGAAGGGATCTGGTAGATGAACTCAGATCCGCACTGATCAAGAGAGCCAAAGGGTTTGAGTACACCGAGAAGAAGGTCACTGAAGAGTATGGTAAGGTGACCAAGACCGAGACCATCACGAAGTATTATCCTCCGGATGTGGCTGCACTTAATCTGGCATTGAAGAATTATGATCGAGACAACTGGGCGAATGATCCTCAGATGATCGAGATCCGGAAGAGAGAGCTGGATCTGCAGGAGAAGAAGATCGAGATGGGTGAGTGGCTGTGATGCCGTAAGCGGTGAGGTGAGAGTGTGATGTATGGGCAGTTTACTTTGGATAATTTTTATACCAGTAAAGCCTGGATCAAATTCTACACACTCTTAAGGCTGCAGCGTACAGATGAGAATGGTCAACTGATCTGCTGGCACTGTCACAAGCCTATCACTCAGAAGTATGACGCTATAGCGCATCATACTATATTCCTGACAGAGCAGAATGTGAACGATGTGAGCATCTCGCTCAACCCTGACCTGATACAGTTTGTGCATCACAGATGCCACAACCGGATCCATAACAAGCTCGGATATCGGAGGCAGGAGGTTTACCTGGTATACGGATCTCCACTCTCAGGCAAGAGTACATATGTGGATCAGGTGAGTGATCATGGTGATCTCATTGTCGATCTCGATCTGATATGGGCATCTATATGTGGTGGTTTTAAATATGTGAAACCACCATGCCTAAATTCCGTAGCGTTTGGTATACGTGATTATCTCTGGGATACCGTGAGAGTCCGTAGAGGCAAGTGGGACAACGCTTATGTAGTCGGAGGTTTTCCTCTGATCAGTGAGAGGGAGAGGCTCTGTAAGATGTTTGGAGCCAGGGAGATCTACATTGAGAGCACCAAAGAGGAATGTCTCAAGAGACTCGAAGCCGATCCTGACCGTGATTTTGACGAATGGAAAAAGTACATAGATGCGTGGTGGGAGAGGTATATACCCCCCGATCAGGGTGATTTTGAGTGATATCGGGAAAC